GGTCCGTGAACCCGGAGAACGCACCGCGGACATTTCCGCCGAAACCGGATGCCGCGCCCTGCACCTTGCTCAGATCGCTCTTGGCCTGCTCCAGGAGCTTGTCCGACATGCGCTTGATCGCGTCCAGGACCTTCTGGTCCTCGTCGTCGATCCCGTTCGCGAGCCCGCGCATCAGGTCACGCCCGAGTTCCGCCATAACCTTGGACGGTGATGTCGCCTTCGCCGCATCCCGCGCCGCCTGCATCGCGTCATGCACAGCATCAGCCGCAGCGACGGACACCAGCTCGCTATGCGTCGTGACACCGAGGGCGATCCCTGAAGCGATCGCCGTGCCGACACTGGGGGCATGGGCGCGGGCATATGCCGCCGCCGCGTTCAGCCCGCCCTTCACGTCATTCACGAGGTCGCGGATGTCAGCCCCGGAAAGGCCGGCCTCCTTGCCCATGTCCTTGATGGCGGCGATCGCTTCACGCCGCGTGGACTCGCCGGTCTTGATCTCGTCCTGGAACTTCCGCACCGCGCCGAACAGCGCAGCCTGCGCCTCTGCCGCCCCGAGCGCCGCGCTCCGCACCTCATCCTGGGCGTCCCTGTACGCCTGCGTCCCCTGCTTGCCCGCCTCCCGGAGGTTGTTCAGCTTCCGGTGGGCAGCGGCGAGCGCGTCCTCGGCATCGGCGTCGGAGCGCACGGCGTCGATCAGAGCGAACGTCGGATCGGTCAGCGCCAGCGTGGCGTCCAGGTAACGGTGCAACCCCTCGGTCGCCTCGGACACCGAGCCCGACAGCTCCACGAATCCACCGGACAGGTTCGTGATCCCGCCGTTGGTGAGCGCGGCCTTCGCCTTCATCTCATCGAGGGACTGGCTCGCCCCTTCGGCCCCGTGCTGCAGCAGGTTCTCCGACACGGCGACGCGGCCCAGGATGACGTCTGAATCACCGAACGCCTTGGTCGTCACGGTCATGCTCTCGCGCAGCTTCTCGGTGTCATCCACCAGGCCGAGCGGATCCCAAGCCGCGAGCGCAGCCGTGAGTCCGATGAACGCCGTGGCGAACACACCCGCCGCCCCCGCCGCCCCCAGGAACGAGGTGCCCAGCGCGCTCACGCCGTAGGCCATGCCCTCGAACTGCGCGGATGCGGCAGCGAAGCCAAGGCGCTCCATGTTCACCGCGATGCCGAGCAGCAGGGTGGGCAGGAACTTCAGCGCCGCGAACCCCAGCAAGGTGGTCAGCACCACGTCCAGGTTCTCGGTCGCCAGCTTCAGACCACCGACCAGCGGCTCCAGCGCCTTCGTCAGACCGCGGATCGCCGGCAGCAGCAGGTTGCCGACCGTCTCGGCGACCTCCTCGAACTGCGCGCCCAGGACGCGCCACGGCTCCTCGATCGCGCGTTCCTTCGCGAACCCGCCGACCGTACCCTGCAAGCCCTTCACCACGGCCTCGAACTCGCCACCGGCACCGGCGGCTTCACCGATCACGATGCCGTACCGCTGCAGTCCCGCCGTGTTCCCGATGACGGCCTTGCCGACAGACTTCGTTGCTGCCGCGAGGTCGATGCCCATCTTCTCGGACAGATCCACGATCAGCGGCGTCAGCTCCTGCACCTGCTGGCCGGTGATCTTGAACTGGCCCAGCATCGCCTGGGAGACGATGATCGCCTCGTCGTCCACGCCGGTCAGATTCCGCAGCGCGTCCGCCTGGTCCAGGAACGACTGCTTCGTGACGTCGGACAACATGGCGTTGTTGTGCAGCGTGTTGGACAGCTTTAGCTGCGCGTCCGCCGCCTCCACCGCCGCCTTCACGGAGTAAGCACCGAACGCCACCGCCGCCACGCCGGCACCCAGGAACGCGGTCTTCGCGAGCCCACCGAACTTCGCGACGCCGGTGGACATCTGATTCGCGCTGCTGGTCGTCTGGGCCTTGGCCGCGTTCATCTCGGCCGTGTATTTCTTGGTGTCCAGCTCTAGCTGGACGACGGCCTTACCGATCGCGCCGCCTAGGCCGGCGGTGCCGAGCAGGGAGGAGAAGTCAGCCACCGAAGGCAGCCCTCAGCATGTCGCCGTATCGCTTCGCCTGCGCCACGCCGGCCCAATGCTTCCGCGCCACGTCGGCCTCCGTCTCCTCAGGTTCCGGTTCCACGTCCTCCGCGAGCGCCAGCATGAAGGCGGCGCGGATGTTCATGGCGATCACGTCGTCGGTCGCCCACGTCCCAGGGTCGAAGCCCCAGAACATGCACAGCTGAGCGATCGCCCGCCCCGACGAGGAGCGGGCGAAGCGTGCTAGCTCGGGGATGCTGGGGTCGCCGGTAAAGGGTCGATGGACTCGTTGCGGTCGCCCCACGCGAAGATCTGGTCGTAGTCCCGCTGGTCCAGCTCGTCGATGACCTCGAGCGGGTACACGACGTCCTCGTCTCCCAGCTCCGCCTGGCTGGTCGCGAGCCCGCGGAGGGTGCGGCGCACGATGATCCGCCGGTACTGCTGCATCTCGGCCATCAGCGCCACGTTCGTCTCTGGCACCTTCGGACCATCACCGTTCGGTGGTGCGGCTTCCGCGGCCTGCCGTGTCATCTCCCGCAGGATCGGCATCGGGACCTCGCCGGACGCCAGGACCTCACCCACCTGCGGAAGGGCGATCCGGGCCCAGAGCCCGGACGGCAGCTCCCGGACGTAGCGGTTCCGTAGGCGCAGGAGCGCCAGTGCTTCCTCGGCATCCATCGGGATGCTCCTTCCTGCCCAGGGCCACGGGGGAACGTGGCGCATCCAGGCGTCGCTGAGGAGGCGATCCTATCTCAGTAGGCGCTCGCTCGCGCGTTGATCAGCGTGGGCTTTACATGATCGCCGGACGCCGGCTTGAAGATGTGCCCGGTGACGGCCGACGTGAGCGGGGAGGCCGCGGGGTCCGGCTCCGGGGGCGTCTCGAACAGGGCGACCTTGTCGATCGCCAGCTTGAACGAATGGCCAGCGTTGATCGTGTGAACGCAGTTGATCTCAACCGATCCCGTGGGGATCGTGAGCGACGGCGTGGAGCCACCCACCGCGCCGAAGAACGCGCCGCGCACCATCTCGTGGTCGTCCTTCAGCAGCGTTAGCGTCAGGTCGAAGGAGATCTTCCCGATCCCCAGGTACGCGACCGACTGCCCATCCGCCGTCGCCAGCGGAGTGACTGGACGGCTGACCGCGAGGTTGAACGACTGCACGTTCAGCTCGGTCGCCGGCGTCGCACTGTCAGCCTCGTACTTGAGCACCGCGCCCTTGACGGTGAAGTATCCGTCTGTCGAGGTGGACTGCGGGGTGGCGTTCGTATAGGAGGCGACGGTGGGGCGCTTGCCCACGATCTGGTAACCCACCCGCAGGGGCCCGCCGTTCTCGTCCGCGCTGAAGGACATGCCGGCGCACTGTCCCGCCTCATACGTCCACTCCACCGCACCGCCCAGGATGTCGGTGTGCATCATCGTCTGCCAGGTCGTCGCGCCGCCCAGCGCGCTGAAGGCATGGCTGAAGTTCGGGGATGAACCCGTGAGCGTGTCCGTGGGCCAGAGCGAGAACAGCAGCCGGCCCAGGTGCAACCCGAACGCCGGGAAGACAAGGTTCTGCGCTTCCCAGTGCTGGTCACCCAGCTTGAAGGGGTCGCCGTCGATCGCCGCCGCGTCGGTCACCGCAATGCGATCCACGCCTTCCACCGGCAGCGGTGTACCGCTGAACACGGGAGCGCCGTACTCCTCCACGGTGTTCACCGTCGCCTCGTTCGTCTGCTTGGCGATCCCGACGATGTAGTTGTTGGACGGGCTTGTGAGCGGCATCTACTCCTCCTTCTGCTCGAACGACACGGGGCTGTCATCCAGGAGGGCCAGCTCATCCAGAACGCCGACCTCCAACGCATCCTCGGTCTTGTACGACCCGGTCTTGAACACGATCGGTCCCACCGCCTCACCGTTCGGTCCAGACCCGGACACCTGCACCGACTTGTCCTTGCTCAGATATGTGGGCATCTGCTCCTCCCTTACGTGGGCGTGATGGAGTACCGGGCGCGAACCGTGATCTGGAACCAGCGAACGGTGGACGAGCGATCAGGCAGTGAGGTGCCGACGTAGGTCGTGTATTCGGTGCCACCGATGAAGAAGTTGGACCGCAGGTAGAACCGTCCCCGCACAGCTTCGATCAGCTCGAGCAGGTCCTTGGCCGACTCCTCGTGGATGATCCCGCGGGGTGCCTCGTCTCCCGCGTCCTCCCAATACAGGATGCGGTAGAGCTGGATCAGCATCGCACCGCCATCGGTGGTCTGCGGCGCGGACTCATCCGCCGCCTCCGCCGCCGGCCAGACCGCGATGTGCCGCTCGCCCCCGTCAGCCGTCAGCTTCTCCGGGTCCCACGGCCCATAGCGGTGAGGGAGAACACCGCGGAGCGCCGGCACGTTCTCCTCCAGGTCCACCAGCACCGCGTCGCAGAACTGAGAGAACTTCGACACCTAGAAGCCCCTGAACGCCGCAGCGGCGAACCGCCGGTAGAGCCCCGGCCAGAGCGGCAGGGTGGGTCGCAGCCAGGGCCTCGCCGCCGCACCGGGGTGCTGGGCCACGGTGGCGAACGTCCCGTCCGCGAACTTCATCGCCTTCTTCTTCCGGGGCGCGATCTCATGCGGCCTGGTCCCATGCTCCGCGTACCCGCCCACCGGATCGGGCGTCCCGACCGTGTAATGCTCCCCCGCCCCGATGGCCCGCACCGTAGGCCTCACGCGGCTGGGAGCGCGCTCAGCGGCGATCCTGGCCAGGTCCGCCGCCGCCGGTGCCGCCGCAGCCACTAGGCGCGCCGTCAACGGCTCAGGGTGCCAGATGACGATCGCGCTCATGGGCTCCCCCACTTGGACAGGTAGAGCTGCTCGTCCGCCGCCCGCACGTTCCAGATGTCCGGCACATGACGCATCGTAGTCTCCGTCTCGTCGTGCCACGCCGGGATGCCGGAAGCCCGGACGCAGCGGTAGCCGGCGGCGTGCATCAGGAGCCCGAACTCGTCATCCCCGTACCAGGAGCGGTACCGCTCGTCGATCGGCTGCCAGAGCTGGGGGCGCACCGCGAAGCACCAGCCGATGAGCCCGCGGTACGCCGGCGTGGCGAAGATGTCCTTCAGCCCGTCCGGGTGGAACTCCGCCGCCGGATCGGGGGAGGCGACCGCGATGTCCGGGGCTGCGGTGACCAGAGCATCAGCCAGGGCCTTCAGCGCACCAGGAGGCCAGGTGATGTCGTTGTTCAGCACCAGGAGGGCGTCGGCCCCGATCTCGGTGGCCCACCGCGCGCCGGCGTTCCAGATGGCGTAGAAGGTCATGTCCTGGGCGGCGAACAGGTCCAGGCTCTTGAAGATGGAGAGCGCCCTCCATCCCGGCTCCGCCAGCGGCCCGCCGTTGTGCCAGACGCCGATCCGGTCCACCTCATCGTGGAGGCGGTCCAGGAACCGGACCGTCATGTCGATGTGCTGCTCGGTGTAGAACGCGACCGGGACGACCGCGGCGTTCACTGGTAGGAGACGATGGTCCGCTTCAGCCCATCCGCCAGTGGGAGGAAGTCCTGCGGGAAGAAGTGCAGCGGGACCAGCGTCGAGGGATCGCCGAGGACCTCGGAGTGTTCCGGCTCCCCTGGGCGCATCGGCACATGCTCGATGCTGCCCCTGCCGACCATCGCGATCACCAGCTCCGCCAGGTCGTTCACCGTCGTGCGCTCCCCCGTGCCGGCGTCCATCACGCTGTCGTAGACGCCGTGGTTCGCCAGGAGCGCACGCACCAGGATCTCCGCCACGTCCTCCACGTAGATCATGTCCATGATCTGCTCGCCGTCGCCGTAGATCGTGATGGGCTTCCCATCCAGCGCCGGGATGATGAGATTCGGCATGATCTTCCGGACGGGCGCGGCCTTCTGTCCCGGCCCGTACACGTTCATCCCGCGGATCAGCGCGATGCGCGTTCCCCACTCCTTGTTCGCCATCAGCGCGAACCGCTCCGCCGCCTTCTTCGTGATGGAGTAGGGGTTCCACATCCAGTCATTCGCGGCGCAGATGTTCACGCCGGGGACCTCGTACCGCCGCATCGCCTCGAACACGTTCAGGCCACCGGAGATGTTCACGTCCACCGACGGCCGCGGGTTCGCCACCGTCTCCGCCGTCCCTAGAACGCCGGCCAGGTGCATCACCGCGTCGCAGGTGCTGACCGCGAGGTCCACCGCCGTGGCATCCCGCAGGTCACCCAGGATGTCGCACTCCCGCGTGACGCCGAACGTCACCGGCTCATGGCCGTAGAACCGGAGTGCATCGCAGGTGTACCGCCCGATGAAGCCCGTCCCTCCAGTGACGAGAACCCTCATGACACCCATGCCTTCCTGCGCGAGTATCGCGCTCTGATCTCCTCGGCTTCCCGCGACGGCCCGTAGGTGTACGTCGCATCGGCCGTGTTCTTCTGGATCAGGCGGGAGGTCGGATCGGAGGACCCCTTCACGATGTCGTAGACATCCAGCGCCACCAGTCGCTTGATGTCATCGGGAACCACTGCCCATCCGAACTTCCCCACCAGCCTGAGCGACCCCGCCTCGATCGGGAACGTCCACCCGAAGGCGTCGATGTAGTCGCTACCCCGGTGCCCGTCGAATGCAAAATCCGTCCCCGCCGCGTTCAGCGAGGAGTGGACCCGGTAGGTGCTGGACGCCACCGAGGCCAGCGTGCCGGACGTGTTCTTGGTCTGCAGCGACGTGAGCGATCGGATGCGCCGCGGCAGGTACACCCGCGACGTGAGCGAGCCGTCCACGTCGATCGTCTCGTCGTTGTCCGGGGTCGGTGGATCGAAGCGATCCGCCAAGTCCAGCTCAAGCTGGGTCGCCACCCACGCGATCGTCTGCGTCAGCAGGGCATCGGTGATCTCCGGGCCCAGGACGAGGTCACGGGCCCAGTGCTTCTGTGTCGGCTCCCGGAAGTCCGCCGGGACCGCGTAGGTCACCTATCCCCCCAACTGCTGCGCCTGCGCCGGGTTGCCCGCCGCCCACGCCTCATCCTGCAGCTCGGGGAACTTCTCCGCGTTCACCGTCAGGTGCGTGGCGCGAGCCGCCGGCGGTGCGCCCTTCTCGCCCTCACCGCGCAGACGAGCGATCAGCTCGTCCTTGGTGCCGGACACCGGGAGGTCGCGCTCCGCCAGCTTCTCCTTCAGCTCCTCCACGGTCAGATCATCGAACGACTTGGGCATCGGTTCCTCCTCCGATGAGCTTGGCCTGTTCAAGAGGTATGGCTCGCTCGTAATACGCAGCCTTGGCTGCCTTGCGTTCCGGCGTCCTGTCCTCGCCACGATGCTGGATAGTAAGGTCCAGCATCGGCAGCGCGGGGGAGAACGTCGCCGCCGCGTTCAGCGGGTCGCCGGCCAGGTAGCGCGGCGAGGAGCCCTCGTACACCTTCACGTTGTAATGCGTCTCTTCACATGTGATGCCGGGGAGTGCGCGGAAGAGCCGGCGGATCGGGGCGCGCCCACCCCAGGCGTCCACGATGGTCAGCTCCGCCACGTCCAGGTCGGTCTCGAGCAACTGCCCCCTGGTCCCGGACCAGACATCCCGCAGGATCTCGTCCGCATCCAGGACCAGGAGCCAGTCGGAGGGAGTGGCGAGGGTTGCTGCCAGCGCAAGCATGGCAGCACGCTTGGATACCTCGCCCTCCCACCATTTCTCCTGGGGAACGTGGATCGTCCACGCCATCCCCAGGGCGTCCGCCGTCCTCGCGATCGTCTCCGCCTGCACCGGCGCTGATCGGGCTTCCAGGCTTGGATACAGCCCGTATGCCCCGTCGAAGGCGATGACGTCGCTGCAGAGCTTGGACATCGACGCAACGCACGCCGACAGCCAGCTCGGTTCCTCGTCGAACCACGACAGCAGACCGTAGACGCGCACCCGCTCCTCCTAGAACGTCGGAGGCGTCAGGCCGGTGATCAGGAAGGTCGCGTTCACGTACCGCTCTGCGGTGAACGCGATGTACCCGAACACCTGGATGCGGACCTGCAGGGTCCCCGACAGGACTTCCTCGTAGACCCGGATCGTCGGCGTCGGACCCTCGAACAGGTACAGGTCCTCACGCCGGGTGATGATGATCCGGTCCTCGTTGGTCGCCGCGCCGAGGTTGGTGGGCACGTTCGCGTCCTTCAGGATCGGCAGACCCTGGATGGAGTAGTTCACGTACCCCTGCGCCGGCGCGGCACCTTCCCCGCCGACCCCGAACGGGTTCACGGCGACGGGCACCGGCACGACGAGCGGACGGCTCTGGCCGTCCAGCGTGCCGAGGAACTGCCCCCAGCGACGAGGGTGGAAGATCGCCAGCGTCGCCGGCAGGAAGCGGAGCGTATCCACCCTCTGGACCGCGTCTGCGATCTTCGGGTAGATGCCCACTGCTGTCGCCGTCGCGGAGATCGTGTTCGCCGCCGCCGCCGTCAGGATGCCCTTCACCCGTCCACCGGAGCCGGGGCCGTTGATGATCTCGGAGTCCACCTGCAGGGCGTAGGCCGCTGCCAGGTCCTCCCCGATGATCTGGTCCAGTCCGGGCTCCGAACGATCGAAGGCCTGCCGGCTCATGTCCGTCTTGGCCGTGATCGTGCTGAGCGTGAGGTTCAGGGCGTCCGTCACCTGCGAGTTGTCCTGGACGGCACCGCCTTCTGAGGCCTGCACCGCCGCCACCGCCCCCGTGGTGATCCGCGGGAGGTTGAAGGACACCCCTGCGGTCGGGAGCGGTCGTGAGCCGATCGCGTCCGCGAGCGGGCGCGCGGCCCGTGCGAACGAGGTCCACTCATCCTGCAGGTACTGCGGGGGCACGAAGCCGACGCCGGAACCCGCACCCGTGGTCATCGCGTACTGCTCCCAGGTGCCGCGTTCGATCATCGTGTCCTTGACTTCCTTGCCGTGGCGGTTCAGCCGTGCCGCCGCCGACGTGTCGCCCTTCACCGCGGACTCCACGTCCTTGAAGAACGATGACGGCCCGCCGCGCCGGTAGGTCGCCGGCTCGTTCACCCGCCCCAGCGAGAGCGCCGGGGGCTTCCCGTCGTCCACTGGGGTGATCCGGGGGATGTCCCCGATGGACCGGGCCATCTTCTCCTTCCGCCGCAGCGCCTCGGCCAGCTTCTCGACCTTGGCCGCGCCGGCGTCGAACTTCTCCTGCAGCTCCTGCCGCTCGACCTCGCTCATCTCGTCGTCGAGCTGCAGCTTGGCCTCCATCTCATCGGCCTCCTGCAGGGCAAGCTCCAGTGACTCCTGGAGCTCAGGTACGTCGAGCACCTTGCTCATAACGCCTTGCTCCTCTCGATCGCCTTGGCCGTCTCGTCGCGGTGTACCGCCAGCTTGTGGAGGAACTCCCGCTTCCAAGCGGCCAACTGCTCAGCGCCCTCAGATCCGCCCTCGTCCCGGAGCGACGGCTCCTCGCCCGCATGAAGCGCGGCGAGCTTGGCCCCTACCGTCTCCGGTAGGCGACCTTCGGCGATCGCGCCCTGAACCAGGGAGTACGCGACCGCCAGGGACGTCTGAGGGAACGCCCCTTGTGCAGTGACCGTCACGTCATGGAGGCTGCTCGCCTTCAGGACGGTACGTGTCACGGACTCATCATCCTCCACGTCCCAGCGGTCGTCACCGATGTGCAGGGCGATGGAGCCCTGGTCGATGTCGCCTCGCTCGAGCGCCACGCGGAGGTCCTTCGCGTAGGAGTACCCGCCCACCCTGGCCTCCATCAGGAGGCCCGTGTCGTCGGTGGTCAGGTTCAGCGTGCCGTTCTTGGTCCGCGCGAGAGGGTAGCGCGTGTCGTGGTCCCAGACGAAGTGGACATCCAACTCGGGATCGGCCAGCGCCTCGTCCAGGGCATGGCGATCCAGCTTGGTCCGGAACCCGCCCATGTCATGCGACGGCACGCCGAACACCGCTGCGTAGCCCCTTACGTTGAAGGCGTGCGATCCGACTCCCGGCTGGCCTGAATCGGCGACCGTCCAGTCCTCCAGGGACACGCCGAGCTTCATCTGGTCGCCGTCGTCCACCAGTGCAGCGAGTGCCGCGTGGTCCGGGTTCATGTGCGCCTCCTCGGTGTTCGCGTAGAGCGCGGCCATGTGCCGCACCGCCTGCGCCCTGGTCGGGTGGCACTTCTCGGTCGTGCCGTCTGAATCCTTGATGACGCAATATCGACTACCGCGCTGCTGGATGTGCCAGGGGATAGGTCAGCCCTCCTCGAAGCGGAGCTGATCCTTCAGGATCGGGACCAGTTGCTCCTCGACGGAAGGCATCAGGGAACCACCGGCTCCGTCACCTTCCCGTTGGACGCCTGCGGGTTCGGCGCACCACCCACCGGAGTGATCTGCAGGCTGTCGCCGTCCGGATGCAGCGGCATGTTCTCCTTCGGCCGGATGTCGTTCGCCGTCAGCCAGCCGCCCTGCACGCCGTCCTTGTAGGCGGCGTAGCGGCTCTGGATGTCCGGCTTCAGCACCGCGTCCGTCAGGAACTCCGGGAACAGCTCCTCACGATCTGGGAACACGTCAGTGTCGCCCCAGAACGCCATCTCGATCCGGCGCAGCCGGCCAGAGAGGTCCACCTTCAGGAACCGCTCGAAGTCATCCCCCGCACCCTTGGACAGCGC